AAGCCAATGGCTGATAATTTAGCTATTGCAGATTCTTTGGCAATAATTGGTGCTTGTTGTGCATCAATAATGGCTTGTTTTTTAGTTTCATTAATCACGACTTTGCCATTTACTAATTCCCAAGCATCAAAGTTATCTTTAGGAAGTTCGCTATCATCAACAATAATTGCGCCAGTAGGACAATCTTTAATTAATACTTGTTCAATAGGTAATTCACCTGTTGGTATGCAAACAGCTACTTGACCATTTTGTGCGTAAATAATTACTTGTGCCATTATTTAACCTTTAATTAACGAAATATTGCCAATGTTACATAATTGTAATCTGTTGGCGATTGAAGCCCAGTCCAACCTGTTATAAATCTAATAGAAGATGAAGAAACTGCGGTATTATTTACTGCCATAAGATTGCTTGCATATTGACCGCTTACAGACCAACTATAGTTTGCGTCTGTCATAGCATTAGTAAAATTAAAAGAATAGTCTCCAGCACCATTTCTAGTAACTGAACTTATATTATAAGAAGCACGAATAGTTTGTGTAGAGCCATTATAATTACACCAAGCCTGACATACACCAGTAGTTGATGTAGTTAAAACTGTCCCAGTAGATGCAGGAATCGTAACTGTATTTGTACCAGCTACGGCTGGAACTGTAACTGTAACTGTACCGCTTGTATCGCCTGAAAGAACCATTGAACTCATTGTTTATCCTTACAAAATTACCCAGCGACTACCGCTAGGAACTGTTACTGATCTACCTGATGCGACTGTTACAGGGCCAACAGAATGTGCGCTATAACCGCTTGGTATTGAGTAAGTTGCACCTACAGTTAAGTTATTAACAAAAATACCATTGCTGGCAACAACTTGCGGTGTAGTTGTATCGCCTGTTGAAGCATTGTAACTAATACCTGTATTTACATAAGCTGTCGATAATGAGCCACTTGTCGCAGATGATCCGACTATGTAATATGGCCCAGTCGAGGTCGTAGAAGTAACTGTTGCACCGCTTGCACCAGGCGCAGAAGATACCCAAGTCGTGCCGTTAGAGGTCAAGACATTACCTGATGTGCCAGGAGCAACTACTTGTAAAGCAGAAGTTCCATTGCCTAAAAGCACGTTATTGGCAGTTAAAGTTGTCGAACCTGTACCACCAGAACCAACTGCAAGCGCTGTTCCCAATGAAACAACACCAGTAGAACTAATAGTCATGGCATCAGAAGCGCCATTATTTACAATAAAATGAATACCATTAGCGCTGTAAGTTCCGAGTGCTAAATCACCGCCATTTGTATAAATATAACCAGCATTTGCAAGGCTAAAGTTGCCTGTTCCTGTAAATGCGCTTGAATTAATACCAATATCAATATATTTGCCTAAGGAAGCAGTATCGTTATATAAGGCAATATCCGTAGTAGCGGTGGCATTACTGCTAGTATTTTGCAATGCCATGTAGGCATAGCCAGCAATAGAAGTTTGGTAAGAAGCAAATATTCCAGTATCAGAAGCATTTAAAGTTCCATAAGCAAAAGCACCTTGAGTTGCTGACCCTGAAATGGATTGATTGGCAATATATTGACCAGTTGTTATGCTAGTTGGCAAACTAAGAGTAACCGCACCTGTAGTAGTAGAAGCAGTAATCTGATTAGTTGTGCCTGAAACGGAATTAATATATGTTCCAGCAGGCTGTTTATTGTTAAATGTATTCCAATCCGTAGAACTTAAATAACCATTAGTTGATGTAGTTGCTTGAGTAATGCTGACAGTAGCAACGCCTAAAGTGGTAGATACGTTAATAGGCGCAGTTCCGAGAACAGAAGTTACACCACCACTAGCTGCCGTAGCCCATACAAATCCTGTGCCGTTATATTGCAGATATGTGCTTGCAATGGTCGGTGCAGTAATAAATGATGTTGCACCAGCACCTGTTTGATATGGAATTTGTAAGTTTGTGCCACCAGCAATATTAGTAGCTGTAGTAGCAGAAGTCGCTGTTGCTGCATTGCCACCAATAGATAGGCTTGAAGCAGTTCCTGTCAATCCTGTACCAGCACCGCTAAATGATGTAGCAGCCAAAAGACCTGTGCTTGGCGTGTAATTGAGCTTAGTGGAGCTAGTGTATTCAGTCGTTGCTGTACCGCTTGTAACCCTTGCAAATAGGGGATAATACGCAGTAGCAGAGCTTGTATCGTCTGTAATCGTAACCCCAGTTGCAGGAGCAGCAGCCCATGTTGGTAATCCGCTTGATAAAGTTAGGATATAGCCGTTTGTGCCAGGGGCGAGGAAAGTCGTTGTATTTACAGCAGATTGATAAGGCAAGTATCCAGCTAGTCCACCAGCTAGATTTGTTGAAGTTGTCGCTGATGTTGCGCTTGTTGCTGTCGCTGCGTTACCGCCAATCGAAAGACTAGAAGCTGTCCCTGTTAAACCTGTTCCTGCGCCACTAAAGCTGGTAGCAGTAAATACCCCAGTAGAAGGGTTATATTGCAGTTTAGTAGAGCTTGTATATTCTGTTGCCAAGTTTCCGCTTGTTTGGTTTGCAAACAAAGGATAACGAGTGCCATTTGTAGTGGTGTCATCGGTTACAGTCGCATAAGCGGTTGGGGTTGACCATGTAGGTGCGCCTGTGCCACCTGATGTTAATACTTGACCTGTTGTTCCTGCTGCGCTGATTGCTAAAGCTGTGGTTGATGCTCCATAGGCAATTCCACCCGCTACAAAAGCTGATGATTGACCTGTACCGCCTCTATTGTAGGCAATAGTTGAGCCATTCCATGTCGCAGAAGTGATTGAGCCAGGATAATCTAATGTGTTAGTTGACCAAGATACATTAGAAGGAGTGGAATCATGACGATCCCAAGTGCCTGCTGCAAGTGAATTATCAAGCAATACAATCGTTACGTATCCACCAGCTTGAATCGTTGCAATCGTGGTAGATGAATTATTTATTACAGTAATTGCGCCTGATGATTGATTGTTATTAAAAGCAAATGTTGCGCCACTAGGCAAAGTGGTTGCATTAGGCAGTTTAATTGTTTGACCGCCTGAACCTGTAATTAATAAATTTTGTGGCGATGCAGCAGTTAATGTAATTGTTGTGCCACTTGCGGCTTGGCTAGTAAAACCTTCAAATAAACAGTTAGTCGTAATATTTCCGTTGGCATCACGCAAAACAACGCTATTTGCACCGCTTGAGCTTGTTACGCCTGTGCCACCATTGGCTACATTTAATGTGCCAGATAAGGTAACTGCGCCTGTTGTGCTTGTAGATGGGGTAAATCCTGTTGTTCCTGCGCTAAATGAGCTGACATTTGAAGGTAATGAAGTCCAAACAGGAACACCGCTAGAAAGGGTTAAATATTGCCCATTTGAGCCTGCCGATAAGAAAGTCGTAGAACCGCTTGATGTTTGATAAGGCAACGCTCCAGCAGAACCCCCCGCTAGGTTTGTAGCAGTCGTAGCGGTTGTAGCGGTAGAAGCCGATCCTGCGGTTGTAGCGTATGTTGCAGTCGCAGCATTTCCACCAATGCTCAGTCCTGATGCTGTCCCGGTAAGCCCGCTACCTGATCCACTAAAAGAAGAAGTAGCAGTAATAGTAGTACCAGTAATTGCGGCAGCAGAAGAACCGCCAATAGTAGTGCCATTGATTGACCCTCCTGTAATTGCTACGCTATTTGCATTTTGCGTTGACATTGTGCCAAGACCGCTAACTTGAGTATTGGCAATCGCAATAGAAGTGTTTGTAACGCTAGTAACTTGACCTTGAGCGTTTGTTGTTAAGACAGGTACTGCGCTAGCAGAGCCATAAGTAGAAGCTGAAACACCTGTATTGGTAATGCTAAATGTATTGCTACTGAGGGTTAACCCTGTGCCAGCATAATAAGTGTTTACAGTAGAGAACTGCACCCAAGTAATTGCAGTAACGCCAATAGTGCCTGTTGTGGGCGAGGTACATACCCAACCTGTTTCAGCTTGAGAACCATTTAAAACGACTGTATAAGCACCTGAAACCTCTGACCATACATCCATATCGGCAGAACGACTCCATGCGCCTGCGGATGCAATATAAATGCCATTATTAGCCTGTGTAGTCTGATTCTTAACGAGAACACGATCACCAGCTAGGGTAGTGTACCCATCAATCGTTTGAAGCCCTGAGAGCGTTATATTGGCTAATGTGCCACATTGACAGGCTTGCTTTGGGCCAAGACCTTGAGCGACTGTATCTACATACAGTTTATTAGTAATATCGGTATTTCCACTAGGGCTAGTAGAAATTGTGCCTGTAGTGGTTGTAATGCTAGTAAAAGTGCCAGCAGCAGGGGTAGTTCCACCGATAATTGAGCTATCAATCGTGCTGTTGGTAATGGTTAACCCTGATTGAACAGGGTTTACAGTAGCGTAAAAAGGCTGATTCTGACCTATAAAGGTTTGAAAATTCCCTTGTAGGTCAAAATAAGCCTGAACAGGCAGTAAATTCTGCGTTACAGAATCATTGACAGCCATAATTGGCCTTTATTAGTTTTGGTCAACCATTGGCAACACATATAGTGTGCCACTCGTTCCAATCGCTGTAATTGCAAAACTTGGAGGTACTGCCAAAACTGTAGGTTGGGACATTGCTACACCCAACACAAAGCTCTGACTGCTTGACCCGCCTGATGGCAATACGGCTGCTGGTGCTGTTGTCGATGTTCCTGCAACGGCAGGAGTAATCGTAATAGCAACAGGACTAGAACCAGTATTTAAAAAGCCACAAAAGTTTGCTTGATCGTTCCCGTTAGGGGTAATCGTTACAGAAGTAGAAGAAGTGCCACTAACGCTAATAGCCGTTGTAGGGCCTACAAAACGATACGCTGATACGTTAGCCATAATTTATCCTTAACCAGCGTTAACAGGTGCTGGGCCTTCAAAACGAACGATTTGGAACTCATATACGCCAGCAGCAGGAGTTGCTGCGCTGGTTGAGCAGTTACCAAACTGAATGGTCAAAACGCCATTGGTTAAGCAATCAGTTTCAGCAATAAAGATACCGGCTGTTTGATTGGCAATATAACCACCTGTGGAGATAAAGTCGGTAGTCAATAGACCTGAGACATTAAATGTCTGCACAGCAGTAGTAGAAGCTGCTACTTGAGCTGGAGTGATAGATGGGGCGATATAGAACGTAGAAATTGCATTTCCACGAGCGATTGTTGTTGATGGCATAAATTTTCCTTTGCAAAGGGGTAGTGTGGTAATTCTACAACGATTATATAAGAAAACAAAAGAAAAAACCCACCTTTTTAGGGGCGGGTTTTCTCATATTACTACGATATTACGACTTCAATAGACCTAAGGATTTCAATGCGGTAACGATGTCACCGATTGTGTAGGCTGTGCTTCCTGATGCACCTGGGAAGGTGGTATTGGTATAAACAGCAGTTGTAGAACCAGCAGCAGTAGTAGTTGTGTTAGCTACGGCTGTAGGTTGTGTTACTGGAGTTGCGCCAAAGAAAGCCAAAGGGCTATTTGCTGCGATATAAACGCCATCAGTAGAGTCACCATTAAATAAATAGTGTGCTGTTACTGTGGTTGATGGGCCTGGATTTGCCATGATTATTTTCCTTTAAATTAAGTTAAATTAAGCTGCAACACGGCAAGCGAGTTCAGGATACAAATTTGCCCAACCATACAGAACGTCTAAACGAGTAGGAATAGAGTCATTGTTAATGGTGTATTGACGAACTACACGCATTGACAGACCGATTTCCTTGTCGCTTGCACGACCTGCAAAGTGAACACCCTCTGGCAACTCAAGGTCGGCTACTGCGAGAGTAAACGCATTGCGGTGCATGATGATGTTTTGTGGGGAAACTGTACCAGACTGGTTAAAGAAGCTAACAGCAGCAGTAGAGCTAGTTGAAGGGATAGATACGTTCTGGAACTGACCAGCAGTAATGATAGCTGGGCTTACGTTTACAGAAATAGTACCACCTGAACCGCTAACAGCAGTATTAACAACAAAGTTACGCAGCTTGTTTGAACCATAAGCCTGACGATTCTGTGGGTTAACAGCATATACACCAGCGATGGTGAATGTGTCACCTTGTAACAAACTCACGCCATTGGTCAAAGTCAAAGTGATGGTGCTTGAAGAAGCCCAACCAGATGTCAAGAAACCAGTAGCGGTAGTTGTGTTAACAGTTGCAGAACCAGAGAAGCTACCAAACTGATGTGAAACGATGTTTTGATCCATCTTCCAATTCATACCAGCAGAGTCACGACCCATCAAACCTTTACGATACTGCTCGCCAATAGCTTCTTGTGGCACAAATAGGCCTTTTAAGCTGTCAACGATAGTAGCTGAGGTAAATGGTTCAACTGTGCAAGAACGACGGCCATCACGTGGTGCGCCTTCAGAATCAAGGTAAGCAGCAGCAGTCAGGTAAGTAATCAAACCAGTTGGAGGCGTACCAGCTACACCAACGATATTGGCTGTGTTGTTAGCAGCTTGTGTGCAACCATCACGATCAATCTTGTTAGCAATAGCAGCTACAGCAGGCTTCAATACACGATCAGAGAACATATCGAGGCTCAATGCCAAATCTTGCGTGGTGAATTGAGTATCAACGTGGAACTGAGTGCTGAGGGTTACAGGAACTGAAGTTTCGTTGAAATCTTCAACGTTCAGAGCTGGGCCAGTTGTACCGATAAAACGACCTGGTCTACGTACGTTTACTGTGTTACCGATCTTGCCACCGACTACAGCGAACTGGTCATCGTAGTTACGATCTACTTCAGAAGTAAATGTTAATTCGTTCTCCAAGACCATTAACGCTTCGTTAGTGATCTTAGAAATAGTTAGCAAATTATTTGCCATGATTATTTCCTTTAAATATAAATTGGGTTATCAGCGTATCCGTTTAGCCTGTCGTGCTGCTTTCCATTGGGCGTAAGTGCCATGAAATGCTCCATCTCCATCAATGAGAACATCTCCTGTACCTTTGCCTGCGGTGAGAGGCTTAATGGGTGCTGGTGCTTTAGTACGAGCAACAGGTTCGCTTTTGACTTCAGCCGGGGCTTCTTTACGCTCAAACTGAACTTCCAATTTCCCTAATTCCTTAAGTGCTTTGTTAACTGGCAAAGAGGAGATACGTTGGGCAAGGTCATCATCTGATGCTAATTGATATAGGATTTGAGGGCCTACATCGGACTCTAGGATCGCATCCCGTACTTCATCTCGTACTTGGACTTTGCTAGATGCCACCATTTCATCAAAATCAGGCAATTCAGCTTTGGCTTTTTCTAATTTACTAGTCCAAGATTTAATAACTTCTTGGCGTTCAATTTCGACTTTGCGTTGCTGTTCTTGCTTATCACGTTCTACTAATGCTTTTTCCGCACTCCATTCAGCTAATGCTTCTGCATATTCAAAAGCATCTTGAAACTGACTTGCTTGGGGTTTCTCGCCCAAAATGTCCTGTTCAATTTGTTGGGGTGCTGGTGCTACTTTGCTCTCAAGTTCTTGTAGGCGGGCTTCTAAGGCTTGCTTTTCGGCTTCAGCTTGTTTAGCACGTTTTGTAAGCTCAGAAAAACGCTTTTCAAGTTTGGGATTTTGTTTAGGCTTGTCTGTTACTTCCGCTTCATTCTCTGCTTCTGGTTCACTCTCAGCTTGCGCCTCGACTACTGGCTCTGATTCAGGAGTTTCCTCGACTGTTTCAGCCACAGCAGGGGCTTCTTCACTAGCTAAACCAAGTTTATTAGCATAAAAATCTGCTGAATTTTCACTTGTTAATACACTATCTGCGGTTCTTACTACTTCTGCTTCTGACATGGATAACTCCAAGAATTAACCCTGTGATCCCACAGGTAGGCAATACAAATTCATTTATATCATAAGTGTTGCGCTTTTACAACACTAAATGGCTCGTTCAATCGCTTCAGCTTCGGCTGATTTTTCAGTCGTTTTATTGATATGAGCTAAAACCAAAGCCAACTGTGCTTTCATCTGCTCAATCTCAATCTGAGTTTGAGTCTTGATAACTGTGTCATGTGCTGTCGTATCGGTACGCAACTGAGTATCTTCTCTGCGTACTTGCAGGCGCATCTTCTCACGCTCTGTTTCAGCCTGTTGGACTTGCTCTTGAACGCTTGCACGATATTTACTATCCATCTGCATCATCTGAATTTGCTGTTGTAGTTGTTCAATAGTCTTTTTGCCCTGTGCAATCATCATCTGAGCCTGTGGTGGCACTTCTGACTTCTCATCAATTTGGGCAAGAGGGTTGTTTACAGCCAAGCGGTCAGCAATAACGTCTGAGCCAGGGAAATCCATATTACGAACATATAAATCGCCTGCAATCTGCACTAGGGCAGGATCGGCAGCAAATAGGCTAGTCATCGCATCTACGGCTTCTTGACGCTTGGAGTTGTAGCCAGGGCCTGTATCCATTACTACGTCATATTCGCCTACAGTAACGTCATTTAGGACTTTAGCTACGCCATTTTCATCAGAGCCAGGCTGATTTAAGGTCACAATCTCAGGCTTGCCATCATCGCCAATGATCCGCATGACTCGTTCTCTGTCATAAATCTTAGGAATCAGATCAAGAATGATGCGACCTGTGTGACGGATACTGCGTGTCAGATTGTCGTAATAATGGAAGTTAGTCATATCAGCTTGCATCTGTTGACCATTAATAGATTTGCCTGACTGTAAGCCTTGTGGAAGCTGGCTAGGATCAAAAATACCGACTACAGCCTGTAAATCCTGATTCATACTCTGTAATGCAGACATCACGCCCGCAGGAGGTGGCTCTGGTTGCAGTCTTGTAGGCTGTGGAGCTGGTCTGCCCTCAATATCTGTCTGTTTGTAGCGCAAAACAGGCATAGCTTTAATGTTAGCCATAGCCCATTCGTTCTCATGACCTTCGTCTTGACCTTCTGCCAATAGCCATTTTGCTTTAGGAGCAAGAGCTACAGTTTCAGTCAAAGCAGTTGACCAGTAGTTATACATACGCTGTGGGTCTTTTGCCATGCGTACTAAGCCAAACTTCTTATGCTTATCGTCAACTCGTACTTCTTGACCAAATACAGGCACGATTGGGATATATTTACCCGCCCATTCACCTTCTTCAAGGATTTGCATAGCCGTTAGCTTGCAATATTTGATCTTTTTACGCCATACATCACGTTTAGCAATGACAGTAATACCCGCCTGCGCTAAGACTTCTTTGCTTGGGATTTCTGTAGAGTAGCCAGTAGTGCCATCAGATAGCTCTAAAAGCATATCTTTGATGCGTTCTGTGTAGAAATACTCAGCTACACGTATATCTTCTTTTGTGACCCATTCGCTCTCTGTATCGCCTGTTCCTCTTGATGAGAAACCTTGATCCACTTCTGCATCTGGGTACATGGTTTTGAACACGTCTTTAGAGATAACTGTTGTGATAAGAACTCGCTCAGCATCAGAGCCATCTGGCAACACGCTATTAGGATCAAAATAGACAGTAAAAGGGTTCTCAACTGGTCTAATGTAGATTTCTTGGTCAAAGCTGTCCTCTCTTACATAATCAGTAGTAACACGCCAATAGCCCCAACCCATCTTGACGCAATACTCAAAAGCATGGTCGTAAGCTGCATCGGCATCGGATTGGTTCTCAATATGACGGCAGATGCCTGTAAGAATTTCAGCAACCTTCTCGTCTGACTCATTGTTCATACCATGCACTTTAATGCGTGGGCGTTGCTGTCTTTGTTGGTTACAGATTTGACGCACATAAGCATCAATCTTATTAATGGTAAGGCAAGGGCGAGCTTCTAAAATACGGCTGTTTTGCACATCTACAGGCCATTGATCGCCTGCTGCAAATCTCACGTCATCGAGGGCTTCGGCACGATTGTTGCTATCCGAATCATTACAAAGTCTTAAAAAATCCTTAGCTTCTTGGATTCTGCCGTCTGATTGGGAGTCTGCAACGCTATCGTATGCCATAGATATTCCTTAATTATCGGCTAATTTTAAGCCAAGTGTAGTATTTGCACAACATATTCTAGCCCATCCAGCTTGACGGCAGTTGATAAGTAGCCTTTTGTTT